CTCCAAAGATATTTAAATGCATTTCCAATATTAAAGTTGCGATGACGTGTAATTTCTATACACTCTACCCCAGAAGGATCTGTTGTGTAGTGTCGTGGATGATTTACTTGATCAACTGTAATTGTTAAATTATCACTCATCTTCTGCCTCCCAATCAAATAATTCTGGCAATCCTCTTAGTGCCGTAAATACATATGTAACACCTACTGCACCAGCAATACCTAAACCAATAAGAACTTTCTGTGCTTTACTCATCTTTTTGACTTCCTTAAGTTAAATTTAGCAAGATAAACATAGATGGTCTCTACGCTTGATCCACACTCTTTAGCAATATCCTCTGGAGATTTTTTATCTATTAAAAATCTTTTACGCAACCAAACTTCTGATGTATATAGTTTACCAGCCATAGTATTATTTGTCAACTCCAATAGCTTTATTCCAGTTACTTGCTGCCCAATGACCTATACCGCAGGCATCTGCAACATCATTATCTGTGATTTTTTTATCATAGATAGTATTAATAAACTTAATAGTTCTTTCTTTTCTTAGATTTCTTTCGTATGATTTATACCAAGATACAGACTTTCCAGGATTTTGTGATCTTATAAAAAGTTGCTCATCTTTAGATATTTTTTTATTCCCAATAAAGTTTTGCCATGTAATTGGAGAAACTTTTCCAACAGAAGTTATGCCACTCATTGCAGCAGCACCTAGTAGTGCTCCTTGAACAAGAGCAAGGTCTGCAGCAGTCTTTGGACTATTCATAAACACTGTATGTTCAATAACAATGGCATCAACATTAATATATTTTTCAAAATATAGCCTTGTCTTTACTGCTGCATCTCCAACTTTTTGATAAATATCTTTTCCTGAAAAATCAATTTTTCCACATTCCTTTAAGTCTCCATTATGAAATGTTGCATATGCAAGACTGTTAGTACTTGCATCAATAGCACAAATTCTTTCAGGGGTGGGTGACTGAGTTGCCTCAATTATCTTGTTCATATTGAACTATCCCCTTTATTTCTTTTAACATTTTGTTTACTAGCTTTTCGCTTATATTGCAGTTTGAACAAAATCCAGAATCATTATAGATTGATAGATCTACTCCACAACCACCTAAGCATTTTCTTACCTTTCCTAATCTTTTTTGACGACGTGTAGCCTGATATCGTTCTGCTATTTTTTCTTTTGTAGCAAAGGTCCTGCAATCTTCCGAACAGTAAACTTGGTAGCTTACCTTTGGAATAAAATAAATATCGCAGTCAGATCTACTACAAAGTTTCACTCAGTTCCTCTAATGACGCTATTTTTATTACGCCTGTACCTGCATCAGAGCATGCTGCTTTGATAGGACATGACTTACAAACTTTTGAGTTATTACGATAATTTTTTGTTGGCAATGTTTGATCTTCCCAAGCTTTGCGAACTTCTCTCATCCAATCAAATGCATAATTAATCCATTTAATATATCCATCATTTACTTCTACTGGAATAATCATTAGGTCGTGATTGTTTTTGTTTTCATAAATTAATGCACCCTTTGATTTACCAAGAATCTTCATGTAAATTAAAAGCTGAACCAAGTGACCAGTTTTTGGCTTGTTAGTTTTTTTACGATACTCGTATGCCTCACTCATCATTGTCTTAATTTCACCAACGATTTCTTCGCCTTCCCAATCAAGCATGGCATCACCATAACCAAAGATTGGTGGATCATTATGTATTACCTTAAACTCTGTAGTCTTTTCATTTTTATCATTAATATACGTTTTTGCAATTCCAGAATTCATCATTGCTGACTGAATTCTATCGTGAGACAAAGTACCAGCAGTCATATTTGCTGCTGAGTATGCATCAGTATTATCTTCAAACGTTGCACCATTAAAAGCTAGGTACCAGTATCTTGGACATTCTCCATGACCGTATACGATAGTTGATGGAGCAAATGTCTTTTTCTGTGTATGCTTTGGACCACGCAAAATAGTGTACCCAAGATTAATCTTTTCAATCATTGCATCAGAATCAAATATATTATCTTGATCTATCTTTGCTTGCTTCTTTTCTGATTCCTTTAACATAACCTGCTGTAGTAAACTTTTTGTCATTTTTATCCCTTTGTTTTATATAAGTATAGCAGGTACTAGCGCATAATATATTTGAGTGCTGATACTAAGTTGTTTATAGATTCTGCTGCTGTGTAATAGATGTTCTTTTTTGCTCTGTCGTTCTTGTCTACATTAGCCATCCAGGTAGCCTTGAAAGCCATCTTGGCTGCTATTGCTTGTAGTCTTACAATCTCAATGCTGGCTACCTGAGTTGGAATGTCTGGCTTAATAATTATCTTTGCAATAAATGTTAGAGCAGCAGTAAGCTCCTCGTCTTGCATATAGTCTGCAATTTCGGTTAAACCGTTTACCATTTCTAGTGTTGTTTTTGCTGGTTCATTTTGTTCAGACATTTTCTTCCCCTTCTGTTAACTGTTTTAATAATTCTACTTCTATTACTGCTAATCTTACCTTAGAGTTACCCTCGCCCAAAACAATAAAAATTGCTGGATCATTATGATTTTTTATGGCATCAGTTACTGCCTTTGCCCATATGTCCTTATTTATTGTTATTCCTTTTGGATACTCTTTAAAGTCAACTGTAAAGTTTCTCCAGGTAGCATCACCCTTATGTGTGCCTCTTCCAGAGTTCTTGTGCTGCTTAGCACCAATCCTTTTTGACTCACTTCTTTCGCTCATAGTCCTTCTTCGTCATAATAATTGGAACTCTAGAAACATGCTTAGTTGCACACATCCAGGTTAGCATTCCTGTTTCAGTCCAAAGTCTTAGTGAAAGTACTTCTTCATTGCAGGTCTTACATGGAAACTTTCCAGGATATACTGTAAAATTTTTGTTAGACATTCATAAGCTTTTCCGTTAAAGATTTTTGTAAGTCAAGATCTTCTTTAACACGACTGATAAAACCTTCACGACCTTGAACCTTTGTTCCGTCATCAAGTTTATACCAAGCACCTGTGCGCTCAACTAGTCCTACCATTTCTGCGGTGTCAACCAAGTCACCAATGGAATCAATACCAAGATCGTTACCTCTAAAATAAAAATCATACTCACCAGATTGGAACCCTGCAGAGGTTTTAGAGAATTGAAGTTCCCATTTAATCTTTCTGCCAATTTTTTCTTCAATTAATTTATCTCCTATTTGAATTTTTCCTTTAATAGCTTGATTGTCTGACTCTGATGAAAACAGTTTAATAACTGTAGAAGAGTAAAACTTAGTAGCTTGACCACCAGTAGGTTGCTGACTAGTATACATAGCACTAATGTTATTACGAGATTGAGAAATAAGAACAAGGAGAGTAGGCTTAACTTTATTGTTAGCATAGTTAAGCATTTTCCATGCGTTACTAAAATCTCTTGACTCTGCACCAATTTGTTTTGTATTTTCAAGTTGCTTTAGTTCTTCTGTATCTTTTTCAAAATACATTGCAGGAAGAAGTGAAGTTATACTGTCTACAACAATTATGTCAACACCTGCATTCATAAGACTTGTTCCAACATCAACCATTTCATTGATAGTTCTGGCTTGTGAATAAATAAGTTTTGTAGAGTCTACTCCAAGGTGCTTTGCCCATTCTTCATCATAGGACATCTCAGCATCAATCCATGCACAGATTTTTCCTTCTGATTGTGCTAGAGCTATCATTTGAAGACACATAGAAGACTTTGCGGATGACTTTGATCCCCATACAAGAACTTGTCTTCCGTAAGGTAATCCACCCTTCAATGCTCTGTTTAAACCAAAGCTTGGAGTTGCTGCATACGTAACCTTTTGTCCTGTTGCATCACCAAGTCTTTTACGAATTCTTGGATCTAATTGTGCTAAGACTTCTTCCATTGTTACTGACATTAAATAATTACCTCATCCTCATATATTAACTACATCTTCTAGTGTTACTGTTCCATCTTTTGTTTTACCTGTCTTAACAGTATACACTTTACCTTCTTCAATTGTCATGTATGCCTTTGCAAATGCCGTTGGAAATACAACAATTGAGTGTAAATCTCTACCAGCATCTGCTACTACTAGCGATGCCATTTTCTTTCCAGCTTTAGTCATTCTTGGCTTGAAAGAAATTACCATTGACTCATCTTCTTTAAATGGAAGCATTTTATAATTTAAGAACTTAACTAAAGCACTTTTTGATTCTTTTATTTCATCAACAGGAACAGAAGAAACAATTCTATTATCGCTAACCAATATAAGATATGTTCTTCCAGTCTCAATGCTTGTATTTTCTTCATCAAAAATACCAACACTTCCTGTCTTGTCTAAAAATTCTACTCTTGACCAACCAGTACCACGCTTTATTGACTTAATCATTCCCATCATAATAAAAGAACCATTCTCCTCATAATCAGATGCATCCTGGATATATGCGTAATAATGTTGAGGAATTGACATATTAAATTCTGGAAGATTTAAATATTCATATAAATTTTCTTTTACTTCTTGATCATTTCTTGGTTGATCAGCAAACGTTGCTGCGCCAATAATTCGTAGTGCTTGAAGAGCACGACTGTTAACTCCGTTTCCTTTAGTAAAAGTAAACTCTTCAAGTTCAGCGTACGAATTGAAAGGTCTAGCAGCCATATATTTTTCTGCAATTTTGTCAGAAATAAATTTAATACCAGATAAACCAAATCGTATGCCTTTACCCTCAATTTTAAAATCAATATCTGATTCGTTAATGTGAGGAAGCTTAACAGTAATCCCCATTCTTTTAGCCTCAATAAGGTATTCAGTTCTCGCATCTTTGTCCTTTTCATTTTTTAATAGTGAATACATAAACTCTAATGGATAGTGATACTTCAACCATGCTGTCCAATATGAAAGTGTTGAATATGCTACAGCATGTGACTTATTAAATGAGTACCCTGCGTGTGCTTCAAAGTCATGCCATAAATCTAAAGCAATGTTAGGACTAATAAACTTAGAAGCGCCAGATATAAAACGATCCTTAAACTCATCAAACTCTTTGGCATCTTTCTTTTTACCAATGATTTTTCTAACTTTATCTGCTTCCGACATGGACATACCGCCAAGGGATACGCATGCTTGCATAACTTGTTCTTGGTAAAGAATACAGCCATAAGTGTCCTCCGTAATTTTCTTTAAAACTTCATGCTTATAATCTGGATTTTGACGACCATGCTTAATCGCAATATAATCTTTTCCAATTGTATTGGCTGCACCTGGACGAACTAAAGCATTTGATGCAGCAAGCTCATCAAGATTTTTTACACGCATCTTAACTAATAGATTTGTATATGGTGCTGCTTCACACTGAAACACACCTTTTGTATATCCATCTGATAGCATGTTGTATACATTAGCATCTTCCATATCAATCTTTAATGGATCAATCTTTGTTCCTTCACGTTCTTTAATTATATCAATACAGTTTTTAATTACCGTTAAAGTTTTAAGACCAAGAGCATCAATCTTAATTAAACCAATATTCTCAGCTTCTCCCATATCTACAGCAACTACTGGAATGCGCTCATCAGATCCAGATACTGCACGTGTTTCCATTGGAGCATATCTAAATATAGGATCTTTACTAGTGACAACACCTGCAGCATGAATACCAGTTCCCTTAATTCGTCCTCTTAGTTGCTCACCATAAATTTCTACTTCTGGATACTTCTCTCTAAACCATGCTGAATTTTTTGAACTACAGTATTCTTCCCATGTATCAATTTGCTTATTAAC